AAACCAACCAATCCTAAACTATATGCTAGAGCAAAAGCAATTGTAAAAGCAAGAGTGAAGAAATGGCCATCAGCATATGCTAGTGGTCAACTTGTTCGTTTATATAAGAAAATGGGTGGTAAATATAGGTCAGCATGAGTCTTACTAAGTGGTTCAATGAAAACTGGGTAGATATATCCACAAAGAAAGATGGCAAGCACCCTAAGTGTGGTAGAAAGATGGGTGATGGTAGAAAATATCCTAAATGTGTACCATCATCTAAAGCTGCAAGAATGAGTGTTAAAGAGAAAAGAGCAGCTGTTGCAAGAAAGAGAAAGACAAACCCTGAGAGTGGTGGTAAAAAACCAACATATGCAAGGACGTAGATCATGGCAAAAACACCAGCATGGCAAAGAAAAGAAGGCAAAAATCCAAGTGGAGGACTCAATGCCAAAGGAAGAGCAAGTCTACGTCGTCAAGGGAAGAATATCAAACGTCCAGTTTCTGCGAAAGAAGCAAAGAAAAGTCCAAAAGCAGCTGCTAGACGTAGATCGTTCTGCAAAAGAATGATGGGAATGAAAAAGAAATTGACTAGTAAAAAGACTGCTAATGATCCAAATAGCAGAATTAATAAAGCGTTAAGAAAGTGGGACTGTTAAATAGGAGAAGATATGTCTAATGAGCAAGAAGTCGTTACAGAAAGCAATGAAAGCCAAGATCAACAAGAAGGAGTTGAAGTCCAGAGTGCAAAAGACTCAGGAGAACAAAACGAAGTTGAGCAAAAAGACTCAACCGAAAGACCTGAGTGGCTTGACCCTAAGTTCGAAACCCCTCAACAATTACAGACAAGCTATAAGCAATTGGAAACAAAATTTCATACAAGGCGTGATGAAATTAAAGCAGAACTTGTTGAAGAGATTAACCAAGAAGCTTCCAAAGATGTTCCAGTAAGTGCTGGTGATTATAAAATTGAAATTAAAGATGAAGAAGGTAATGACGTAGCTATACCTGATGACGATCATATGCTGGGCTGGTTTAGAGAAAAAGCACACGATATGGCTTTAACTCAAGATGAGTTTTCTGACTTTGTTAGTGAGTATCTTACGCAACAAGCACAATCAGGTCCTGACTGGAATGTTGAGTCAGAAGCACTTGGTGAACACGCAGATAGAAGGCTTGAAAGAGTTGATACTTGGGCAAATAGTGTATTTACAGAAGAAGAATATAATGTTTTTGCTGGTATTCCAGCTTCAGCTGGTATGGTTAAGCTGTTTGAAGGCATCATGGAGCTAAATGGTCAACCAAAGTTTAATATGACATCTACTACTGAGTTTCAGGAAACTGTGACTAGAGAAGATCTTATGGCTGCTCAAAGAGATCCAAAGTATTGGCAAAATGGTGGAGATCCATCTCATGTAGCAAAAGTAAGAGCCATGTCAGCACAATTAGCAAAACAGAAACAAAGTAATGTGAATTAACAAAGTTTCTTTTTTCTGAAACATTGTAATTACTAGAAGGCTCGTAGAACTACTTAGAGGCCCAGTAATGGAATAACTTCAAGGTAGTAGTGAAGCGAATAACCAGAATAGTATAAATATTAACCTATAACGGAGGCTATAATGGCTTTAAATACCATAAGCACTTCCTTTATTGAGGAGTTTGAATCTGGAGTACACGTTGCTTATCAACGTATGGGTTCAAAACTTAGGAATACTGTTCGTACTAGAAATGGTGTTAAGAACAAAACAACATTCCAAAAAATCGGTAAAGGTTTTGCTACTACTAAAGCAAGGCATGGTAACGTAGCACCAATGAATCTTGCACATACCAATGTATCTGTTACAGTTGAGGACTTCTTTGCTGGTGAGTGGGTCGATGATCTAGATCAGTTAAGAATCAACCATGACGAGATGCAAGTTGCACAACAATCAGGTGCATATGCTCTAGGTAGAAAAACTGATGAACTTATTCTGAATCAGATGACTACCACAACATCAGCGCATGATGAAACTTCTAACGGAATAACTTTAACCTGGGCATTAGAGCTTATGGAAAAGTTTGGTAACAATAGTGTGCCTGATGATGGTCAGAGATACGCAGTTGTTGGTTGGGAGCAATGGTCGCAACTAATGGCAATCGATCAATTCTCAAGAGCAGAATATGTCGGTGAAGCAGATCTTCCTTTTCCAAATGGTGTAACTGCCAAAAGATGGTTAGGCTTTATGTGGTTTGCACATTCAGGTCTAACTGAAACAAATGGATCAGGAGCAGCTGGTACAACACACAGAGAGTGTTTTGCTTACCACAGAGATGCTGTTGCTCATGCAATCGGTACAGATATCACTTCAAATATGCAATATCACAACGATAAAGACAGTTATTTTGTATTAAACAAAATGCAACAGAATGCAGTCTTAATCGATGCTGAGGGTGTATTTGAAATGGAACTAAAGAAATAGGAGGTAGACATGGCGTTAGTTCAAGCAGACTTAAGTTTAGTTTCCTATGCTGGTAATGGGTTCCATATCTGGAATTACAAATCATCTGGTGACAACCTAAACACAATAGATACAGCTGGATATTTTAATGCATTAGTCAATGAGATGAATGTTGGCGATGTAATATTTATCAATGCATCTAATGGTTTTGGTATCACAACTGTCGTATCAAATGACGGATCAGCAATTGACACTGCTGATATCGTTAGCATGACTTCGGACAGTAGATAATGGCTAAGAAACCAACTAAAACTAAGGAGGTGGCTGTAAAGGCCACTTCCTCACATAAAGTAACAACATCAAATGGTACTGTGTATACAGTAAAGTTTGGAGATAAAGTTAAACTTGGGAGTAGAGTAGATGCCAAAGCATAGCAAACCTAAACCTAATAATAAAATGATGGGTAAAAAGAAAAAAAATGGCAATGATGAAAGTATGCTAACTGCCAAACAAAAGAGTTTACCTGATGATCTAAAGAAAAAAATTATAGAATCTAAAAAGAAGGAGATGGCATAATGAAGAAAAAAGGTAAAGGCAAAGGTAAAGGTAGAGGTTACTAATTGAAAGTTGATAAAAAAACTGCTGAGAAACTTGTTGTAAGATCAATTACAAGAGAAAAGATTGCTGCTGATAAATTATATCAACCTAGCAAGACACCTCAACAAGATTTTGCTAAAAATGCAGATAAACTATTAAAAACTTCTACTGCAAAAACAAGATTAGGATTTGGTTTAAAAAAACGAGGATTACTTACACCAACAAATGCGAATAGAGAAAAAGCAGTTGCAAGATTATATAAAGAAACATTAAAGGGCAATGTCAGTCTTGATAGAGGTGATAGAATGATGAGGCACTTTAATATCTATGAAGATAATCAAAATAAAAAAAAGTATAATCGTGGTGTTTTTGCAAAAAAAATTCTAAAGACTATGGGTAAAATTTCTCCAGCTGGAATAGTTGGAGCAATTATGCAACCCAAAGAAGTTGGTGATGCTACTTTGAAAAAAATGCAAAATCAATATAAAAAGGTTAAGTAATGCCACAAACAGCTAAGACGGATATTGAAGTAGCACAAAGAGCTATGGTTATGGTGGGCATGGAACCACTTTCATCATTTACAGAGGGAACTGATGAAGCCTTAGTTATGAATACAAGCTATGAAGATATTGTCGAAGATTGTTTAGCACAAAATAATTGGAACTTTGCTACTGGTCAAAAAGTATTATCTAGATTAGCTGATACACCAGTAGATCGTTGGTCAGCTGCTTATGCTTTACCTACAGAACCAGCAGTTGTCCAAGTTCAAACTGTAACAATAGATGATGCAGTTCAGCAATATGATATATATGAAAGAGCAATCTATCTCAATGCTAATGAGAATGATAGAGTAGTTCTAAATTATATATTTAGAGTTGATACACAATATTGGCCACCAGCATTTACTTTATGGGTTATATATCGCCTTGCATCAGTTTTGGCTTTAGCAGTTACAAGAAAAGGTGATATAGCAAGATCTTACAGTCAATTAGCTGAAGTGCAGTTTAGAAGAGCAAAAGCTAGAGATGCACAACAGGTAACCACACAACAAGTTGCTCTCAGTAGATTTCATAGAATAAGACTTGGATCAGGTATTTATGCAAAGATCGAAGGAGAAACAACGAGTTGAATGAATGGCATTATTAAGACAGTTTACTACAAATTTTTCATCAGGGGAGTTATCCCCTCTTTTGTCATCTAGAGTAGATGCTGAGGCTTACAGAAATGGAGCTTTTAGACTCCGTAACGTAAGGTTAAAGGCTCAGGGTGGTTGCACTAGGCGACCTGGGCTTAGATACCTTCAGACCCTCGCAAATGAGGACTATCAGGCAGAACCATACGTTTATGATGAAGATGAAGCTTATATTCTGCTTTTTAGTAATACAAAACTAAGAATAGTAGATATAACAGACCCAACAAATCTTTTACAAACAATAACAAGTTGTCCTTGGACCACTGCAATGATTGGCAGTTTAGTTGTAACTCAAAGTGGTGATACCATGTTTATCACTCACCCTGATATGCCAATGCAAGAACTGACAAGAACTAGTGCAACAAATTTTGCAAGATCTGCATATGAGTTTGACACATCATCAGGTATGAAGTTTCAACCATATAATAAATTTGCAGCTGGCAGTGTTACAATTACCCCTAGTGGTACAAGTGGATCGGTAACATTAACAGCTAGTGCTACTGCATTTACTTCAGCATATAATGGTTTGTATCTAAGATTAGTTGATTCAGCTAATACAGTACGTCATGCACTAATAACAAATTATACAAGTGGCACACAAGTTACTGCTACCTTATCAGGAGCTTTAGCAAATACAAATGCCATAACAGAATGGGCAGAACCAGTATTTAGTTCTGTCAGAGGATTTGCAAGAACAGTTACATTACACGATCAACGTTTGATATTTGGGGGGAGCAGAGATTTACCAAACTTTCTATTTATGTCAAAGATAGCAGAGTTTACTAATTTTGATATAGGTATAGGAAATGACGATGAATCTATCCAAATACAAATTGCAGAGAACCAAGTCTCAGAGATCAAAGCTATGCAATCATTTCGATTTCTTACAATCTTTACATCTGAGCAAGAACTCTTTGTGCCAACTAGTGAGAACAAACCTCTTACACCCTCGACCATTACAGTTAAGAAACAAACAAGCTATGGCTCAGGAACTGTCCAGCCTCAGGAGTTTGATGGAGCTATAGTTTTTTTAACTAAGTCAAAAGGTGCTATAAGAGAATTTATATTTTCAGATATATCTCAAGCATATAACTCTGATTCAATTACATTATTATCAGAGCATATTATTGGAACACCAACTGCAATTGAAGCACAAAGAGAGTCATCAGACCAAATGGAAGGCTACTTATATCTTCTGAATGCAGAAGGTCATATGCCTGTATTTATGTCTATCAGAAAAGAGAAAGTTCAGGGTTGGGTAAGATATGACACAACTGGTAATTTTAAAAATATAGTTAATGTAAATAGACAAATATATACAGTAGTAGAAAGAACGATTAATAGTGCTACTGTTAAGTCACTAGAGTTATTTTCAAATGACTATCATTTAGATATGGCATCACAACAAACTGCAAGTGCAACCAATACATGGACAGTAAGTCATTTACCTAATACACAAGTACAGGTCAAATCAGGTAATTATAGCTTAGGAACATTTACTACAAATGGTAGTGGACAAGTTACTCTTAATGATACAGTTACTTCTGTAGAAATAGGTTTGGCATATACACCTGAAATAACGACCTTGCCACCTGAAATGCAATTACCTGATGGAGTAAGCGTTGGTCAAAAAAGGAGAGTTGTTAGAGCAGTGCTTGATCTTGTTACAACTCTTAATGTCAAAGCTGGTGGTACAAGAATATTACTAAGATCAGTTACTGATGATTTTTCACAAGAAACTACACCTATTACACAAAGAAAAGAAGTGTATTTACTAGGTTGGTCAAAAGAGGGTAGAGTGACAGTAACACAAGAAGAACCATTACCATTAACATTAAATGGTATATTACTTGAGGTAGAAGTATAATGGGTGCAGTTGGATATGGAATAAGTGCTGCTTTATCAATAGCAGCTGCTATGAAGGCAAAAGAAGCATATGCCTTACAAGCTAAGCAATCACAAGAAGCTGCTGATATGGCTGGCATTCAAGCAGATCAAGAGGCTATTAATAGAACTGCACAACTCAATGCACAACTTGCTGCTATCTCAGCGACTGCATCTGCTGGTGGTGTTACAGTAGGTACAAGTGGTAGTTTCAAAAATTTAAAAAGAAGAGAAACTAAACTAGCTAGTGATGACGTATCTGCTATAAAATTAATGGGTAGACAAAATAGAAGAAAATTTATGCTAGATGCTAAAAACCAAAAACTAAAAGGAGATGCTGCTCTTATTGGTGGTTTAGCAAGTGCAGCTTCAAGTGGATCTAAAGCATACTATGCAAATAAAACAGGAAAAGGGTAATGGCAATAAAAAGAACAATAACTAGAAGATATGGTGTAAGACCAGTTCAAATGGACGTATCATCTGGTGCTTTAAGTTTAGCTAAAGCTACAGAAACTGTTGCTAACACAGTAAGCAATGTTACTAAATTTATTGACGATAACCAATTTCAAGAAGCTGTTTTGAATGCTGAGATACAAGGTAGACGAGTAGGATCACAGACTATAACAGATAAAAATGGTAATACTATTCCTAAGCCATTAGATCAGATGACTCTTAATTCTTTTACTGCTGATATCTACAACAAAGCCAATATAAGAAAAGCACAACAGTATTTCAAAAAAGAAGCTATAAATAGTTATGGGCTTGCATTACAAAATCATGCCATTGATGTCGCTAGTAAATCATTCTTGGAGAATGGTGGTAAGGTAAATGAACAAGGCAAGTTAATTGTACAAAATGCTGGTGATAGCTATATCGATGGAATCAAGAAACAAGTAGCACCTGAAGTCTTTGATGTCATAAGTCCTGCAATTAGTAAAATATGGGGTCAAGCTTCTAGAAAAGCATCAGCGCAACAAATCAAAGATGTAAAAGAAACTGCATTAATAGAAGCACAAAAACATATAAATCATGTTCTAAACTTAGAAGTTGATCTTGTTACAAATGGTGGTGAAGATGTTGATGTTGAGTTTATAGAAAATGAGAAAGCAAGAGTATTTGAAATAATTGAAAATAACTCCTCAAGTAGAGCCGAAGCTGAAAAAGTTAAAATTAAATATAATCAAATGCTACAAAACAATGTGTCAATAAATGCAGTAGATCTTGCATATCAATCAGGTACATCAATAGCAGATATGATTAAGATGGCTATTGATACTCGTAAAGCTTTTGAAAATGATCCAAATATTGATGGCGATGCTGTTGAGTCAGCTATGAGAGGTAAGATAGCAATATACGAGGCTATGAAAACTGACGAAAGACAAGAGGCATCTAGAATAAGCAAATCAAAAGGTTATCAATATCAAATAAATATTATGAATGGTATACCAGTTACAAATGCACAAATTGAAGAATTAGAATTATCAGACCAAGTAAGTTTTTTAAAATTTAAAAATACATTTCAAAAAACAACCGATACAAAAATTAATAAAGTATTTAATGATAAAATAGCATTAAAAATAAGTGTTCTTGATAATAATTTAGTTCAACCAAAAGTCATTGAAGTTGAGGGCGATCAAACACCTAGAACAATTTTAAAACGTATGGCAGAGGTTGAAGCAGTTAATGAACTTAATAATTTGTACAACCATAAAGATACTTCTTTACCAAATAAAAAAGCAATTTTGAAAGTCATAAATAAAGTTGCAACTCGTCAACTTGAACAAGACAATGATGCATTTGCTGCAAATATGGAAAGAATGCTAGATGGAAGTGAGAATACAGTAATGCTTAATCCTAATGATCTTACAAAAGAATCTTATGTCAGAGAGTTAGAAAACAAAGGCATTATCGGTATTGGCCCTGGGTTTGCTTATACAAGAAAATCATGGCAACAAAGAGTAAATAATTATAGAACTGATTACATAAAAAAACAGAAAGAAATATATCAGTTAAGTAAAATTGGTATAAATCAAAAACTTGGTTTGGGATTGAATCAAACACAAAAGACAGCTGTAGAAGATAAAATTCTTGCAACAAGTTTCATGTTAGATGGCCAACGTGTTGACTACAATATTATGAGTTCTAATGACACCATTAGAGAAGAGTCAATGAAATACTATTCACAAGTTGTTCAAAGTTTTGGTTACGTACCAAGAGTCTTGCAAACTGCTTTTGAGGGCATCAAAACTAGTGGTAATGACGAAAATTTTGCAATGATTAAGATGATGTATTCAACAATGAAATCAGCAATCATTAAAAAATATGGTCAAGCAAAAAGAAAAGATGGCGAAGTTCAGTTCAATCTTATAATGGAAAATAGTGGTGTTTCTGTACCACTTATGGAATCTGCAATGACATATTCTGATTATAAAGAGTTTGCAACTGCACATTCAGGTGAATCAATTAATAGAAGTTTATCTGACTATTTTAGAATTGATGGATCTACTGACGATGAAGTATTTGATCGTGGATTTCAAGTTGTAAAAAACTATTTAGACTCATTTGCATTTACAAGATTATTTAAAGAGGCTGTAGGTGGTGATCCTGACGAAGATGCTGCATTACTTGCTTATGTTGCTCAAAGTGGTGCAAGTGATTTTGATGAAGCTATTATACAAGACCCATCAATAAAGAGTGAAATGATTAAGCTGGTTAAATTACAAATTACAAGAAAAGATGTCACACCAGATCGTGAGGGTTTAACATCTGCAATACATCATGCATTTTATAAACTTGCTCCACATCTTAGCATTCATCAAGATGATTCTGGGCAAGCATACCTTATTAAAGGCAATAGTATTTTGAGAGAAGCTCAATCAACTATACCAGCTGGTGGGCCTACGCTTACATTGCAAACTATCAAAGATGATATGATAGAAAACTATAATAAAAGTTTTGGTGGTGGATCACAAGATCCGTTAGTACAAGAAGCTATCGATAAAGGTGACATCATGTTTATTGGGAACAATGATGGTGTAGGCGATCAGACATACAGAGTTGTAGTGCCAACTGGAGATGGTCGATATGAAGTTTTAGCAAACAACTATAGATGGAATTATCAAGGATCACAGTTAGAAAAAGACTACTATTTAGCTATTGATAAAATAGAGAATGAGCCAATAAGAAGAATGCTTAATAGTGTAAACTTTATGTCTAAGAATGTTCTAGAACAAACTATGGGTGCAATAGCTTCTTCACGAGATTATAGCAAGGGTTTTCAAAAACTTGTTAATGCTTATAACTCTATGGCAAGTGCTATAAATAGAGCCCCTATACAATATTCTGAAATATTACCATACCTTCAACTTGATGGATCTCAAGATGAGCTTGATGGATATTTTGATGAGTTTCTTGCATTAGGGTTTACTACTAGATGATTGAAGCACATTTAAAACCAATTACAGATAAAATAAGAGATACTATTTCTGAAGAAGAGGTAAATAATGTCGCAACATATAATGATGTTTATAAAAGTCCTTTAGTTGCACCTGAAGATTTTAGTTTTGGTGAATCATTTGGTGCTGGCTTCAGGCAATATGCACCAGCACAAGCTATTATGAGAATGATAGAAAACTCAGACTTTGTAGATGATCCATCTTATGATCCAATGAAAGACACACAAATACCTAAAGGATATGAATGGAGATTTATTAATAGTGCAAGTGAACAAGAAACAACTATAAGACTTAAAAGATTAAAAGATGATCTTAGAGATTTAGAGATCATTGAAAATGGTAATCTCTTAGCAGTAGGTTTAGGTGGACTTGTTTCTCCACTAACCCTTGCCCCTATAGGAACATTTAAAACATTATCTCAATCTAGTTTTCTCCGTAGATTTATAGGTAGTGCCACCTTTACTGCTGCTTTATATGCTCCTGAAGAATTATTAATAGCGACACAAAACATGGGTAGATCTGAAATAAGCCAGACTTTAATACCTTTAGCTGGAGCATCTTTAATTGGTGGAACAATAGGTGGTGCTTTTGGTAAACGTATAACTGGCAATATAAATCCAGCAGAAGAATTGGCACAAGAAGGTGAGTCTGGTATTTTTCGTAGTGCTGGAGCTGCTGTTGATCCTAGTAATCCACAAGTTCTAAGACAATCATTAGAAGCAGAAGGATTAGCAGAAACTGGTATAGCATTAGAAAAACTAAAATGGAATCCAGTAACTAGACTCACTCAAAGTGCAAGTTTAGCATCTAGAAAAGTTGCATCTTCACTAGTTGATTTTGGTGGTGTAATTCAAAAGAAAGTCCAGGGTGGTAAAGTTACAGGTGTTGCACAGGAACAATCTGCTGAAACAAACTTTAGAACAATTTATCTAAGTTCTCTTTTAGATGCTATAAGAGTAAGTGATACTGCATATCTTGCATATAGAGGGATTACTGCTAAGGCTGGTGATATTGGTAGATCTGTGCAAATGCTTGGTCAAAAAAGTAAAGACTTTATACAACGCAATGATTCATTAACTGAATTTGATTTTCGTACAAGAGTAGCAAAAGCTATGAGAAATGGTGATGCTGATGAAATAACAGACTCAGCTACACCATATGTCAATCAAGCAGCTGTAGGATATCGTAAACATTTAGATATGATAAAAAAGAATGCTGAAGATACAAAGCTGTTCGAACTTGATTTAGCTAAGAAAATCAGAGGGTTAGAAGCAAAAATAGCTGAAGGCAAAGCTAGTCCTGAAGAATTGGTGCAAGCAAAAAATTTATTAAGAAAAATTAGATCAGAAGGTGTTCTTACAAATACAGCATTAGGGTACGTTCCTAGAGTGCCAAGAATAGATAAGATAGAAAAAAATGCTGAGTTATTCAAACGTATAGTTAGTAACTGGGCAATCAACCATTTTCCTAATATGACAAGATCTCGTGCAAATGAATATGCAGACAATATTATATTAAATTATACTAAGAGCAAACCATTTTACAATTTAGATGAAGGCACATCACAAATAGATTGGATTACTCAAGCTAGTGGTACAAAAGCTAGAACATTTGAAATACCTGATAAACTTATAGAAGATTTCTTGGAAAACGATATAGAGGTTCTTATTAGGCATCATACAAAAACAATGGGTACAGATATTGAGCTAACAAGAAAGTTTGGCGATGTTTCTATGTCAAAGGTTCTTGATGAAGTTACTCAAGAATATGAAGGTCTTATAAGACAAGCTACTTCTGTTGCAGAAAAACAAAAGTTAAAAAAAGCACTTGCAGATGATCTGAGAGATATAAGAGGTCTAAGAGATAGAGTTAGAGGCACATTCGGTGCATCAAAAGATCCACATAATATGGCAAGTCGTTTTGTAAGACAAATGAAATCATTTAATGTCTTAGTTGGCATGGGTGGAGCAGCTATATCTTCTATACCTGATGTAATTAGACCGATAATGACAGAGGGTTTTAAAAATGTTTTTGAGCATGGATATAGACATATGTTCAAAAGCCAAAGGTCTACAATTAAAAAAATGTTAACTAAAGAGGCAAGACAAGCTGGCATTGCAGTTGATGCTGCATTAGGTCTAAGAGCAAGTGCATTTTCTGATGTAGGTGATCTTTTTGGAAGTAGATATGCAATGGAAAGAGCATTGAATACATCTACAGGAATATTCTTTCTTATCAATGGGTTAAACTATTGGAATCAGGCAATGAAAGAATTTGCAAGTAATATCATCACGTTAAGAATGACAGAAGCAATTATGAAGGATTTTCAAAGACTTAATGCTAAAGATCGACAAAAACTATTAGCCAATGGCATTGATGGCAATGAAGCATTTAGAATGCAACAACTTATTAGACAGCATGGACAAAGAGTAGATGGTGAATGGGTGCCAAATACTGCTCTTTGGGAAGATCAGTTGTTAGCAAGAAAGTTTAGAAATGCACTGAATCAATCTGTTGAAAGAACAATCATTACCCCAGGTGCTGGTGATCGTGCATTATGGACATCTACTGAAATGGGATCATTGATTACTCAGTTCAAAGGATATGGTCAAGGAGCTACTGTTAGACTTCTTACATCTGGTCTACAAGAAAAAGATGCTGCTTTTTGGCAAGGTGCAATACTTTTAGTTGGCATGGCATCATTGGTGAATGAATTTAAAAAGAAACAATATGGTATAGATAAAGAACAATCCTATTCTGAACTACTTGCAGATGCCATTGATAGAAGTGGGGTATTAGGTTTCTTCACAGATATAAATAATTCTATAGAAAAACTTTCAGACTATAAATTAGGTCTAAGACCAATGATGGGTAAGAAAGAATCTTATCTACCATTTGGAGCTAAAATGGGTGCAATATTTGGTCCAGCAGCCTCTAACACCATAACTGCTGGTGGTGTTGCTACAGATATTTTAACTGGAGAAGCTGATGATAGCACTCTTAGAAGTTTACGTTTTATAACTCCTACAGGAAATCTGCCATACCTTGATCCTATATGGGATAATATTATGGCAGCTGATAGGAAGTGATGTGAATTGATTAAATATTTATTAACAGTAATGGTATTAGCATGGCTGAGTTAACTAAAAGACAAAAAGATACAATGAAAAAACATAGTGTGCATCATACAAAAAAGCACATGAAGTTTATGTCAACAAAAATGAAACAAGGCATGAGTTTTACTAAAGCACATAAACTAGCTATGAAAGAGGTAGGTAAATAATGGCTACTATATCAATTGGTGACAATGATGCTAGAATACAACATACAATAGGAAGTGGTGGTAATACTGCAAACGTAACACAGTTTCCTATAGACTTCCCATTTTTTTCATTAGATGACATTAATGTTATTATCACTGATAGCTCAGGAACAGATACAACAATTACAAGAGGAACTGGATCTAATACTTTTGCTGTAACTGGAACTGCTGTTGAAGATGGATTTTCAGGTGGTAATATTACACTAGGCTCTGTGTACACAAGTGTTACAGTCACTATTTTTAGAGATATTGATGTTGAAAGAACAAGTGACTTTGCAACTAGTGGTCCATTTAATATATCAAGCTTGAATACAGATCTTGATAAAATTTATGCGATTATGCAAGAAATTGAGAATAAAAATTCTCGTTCATTAACAATGGCAGAATCAGATGATGCAAGTGAAATATCATTACCAAATAAAGCTGCTAGAAAAGGTAATGTATTAGCATTCAACGCAACAACAGGAGCAGCAGAAGCTGGCCCATCTATTGGTTCTATTACAACAGTATCAGCACAATCAGCTAATATTAATACAGTAGCTGGAATTAGTGCAAATGTAACTACTGTGGCTGGCATAGCTTCGAATGTTGGGACTGTAGCTGGTATTGCAAGCAATGTTTCTACAGTTGCTGGAGTTGCAAGTAATGTTACTACAGTCGCTGGCATTCAAGCAAATGTTACTACAGTAGCTGGGATTGCTAGTGACGTTACAGCTGTTGCTGGTATATCAAGTGACATTGCAGCAGTAGAAAACATAAAAGCCAACGTCACAACAGTGGCTGGTATTTCTAGTAATGTAACTACTGTTGCTGGGATTTCGGCTAACGTAACGACAGTAGCTGGAATATCTTCCAACGTAACAACAGTCGCTGGTATAAATCAAACCCATTTATCTAATGTGTCAGGAGTAGCCTCTAATGTTGCAATACTTGGTACATCTGATGCAGTATCTGATTTAAATACATTAGCTGCAATTTCAAGTGATATAACATCGTTAGCTAATTCTCTTGAAAAAACATATACAGTTACTGTTGCAAACCCTGGGTCTGGTAACGTATTTGTTCTTGATAGTGCTAATGCACCATCTATTGAGATGTTTAGAGGCAACACATATATCTTCAATCAAAATGATGCGACTAATGATGGACACCCACTTGTGTTCAAAAATGGCAGTTCTGCTTATGAAGTTGGGGTTACTTACTTTCTAAATGGATCTGCAACTACACAGTCAAACTACGTTAATACAACGACATTTAATGCTGGCCGATCATCAGGTGATAGAAAAATACAGATAGAGGTTGCGACTACAGCACCATCATCTGGATTAAGATATTACTGTTATGTACATGGAAATGGTATGGGTAATACCATTACAGTAAAAGACAGCAATATATCTTTAGTAGCTGGTTCAATTGCTAATGTAAACTCAGTTGGTGGTGCATTAACTAATGTTAACACAGTTGCTGGATCAATCTCCAATGTTAATACTGTCGCATCTGCAAATTCTAATATTACAACAGTTGCTGGTGCAAACACAAATATCACAACAGTAGCTGGCTCTATTACAAATGTTAATAATGTTGGTGGGTCAATATCAAACGTTAATACTGTTGCATCAAATATTTCAGGTGTGAATAGTTTTGCTGATAGATATAGAGTAGCAAGTTCAGCACCAACCTCGTCATTAGATATAGGTGATCTTTACTTTGATACTACAGCAAATGAATTAAAAGTATATAAATCAAGTGGTTGGGCAGCTGCTGGGTCAACTGTTAATGGAACTTCTGCTAGATTCACATATAATATAACTGGAACACCTACAACATTGACAGGTGCATCAGGAACTGGCTTTGCAGAAGCAAATGGAGAAACATTAGCATATGATGCTGGGTTCATTGATGTCTACCTAAATGGTGTAAAACAAGTAAATGGTACTGATGTAACAGTCACATCAGGTACTTCTGTAGTTTTTGCCAATGCATTATCAAATGGTGATACAGTCGATATTGTTGCATTTGGTACATTCAATGTTGCTGCAATAAATGCAAACAATATCAATGCTGGCACAATACCCAATGCTAGATTCCCAGCTACTTTACCAGCTATAAGTGGAGCTAATCTAACAAATTTAGATGCTAGTGATTTAGCAAGTGGCACAGTTCCGATAGCAAGAATAGGTACTGGCACTAAAAACAACACAACTTTCCTAAGAGGCGATAATACATTTACAACTATAGACTTATCAACATTAAGTCCTTTAGCTGGTAGTTCAAGTTTAGTTACAACTGGTGCATTAGATTCAGGATCAATAACAAGTGGATTTGGTAATATTGATGTTGGTTCAAGTACTATCACAACAACTGGGGCTATATCAGGTGGCTCAGCTACACTTACTGGTGCATTAAATGCCAAAGGTGGTGCAGTATTCAATGAAGATGCAGCAGATGTAGACTTTCGTGTTGAGAGTAGTAATGATCCCAATCTTTTAGTTGTAGATGGAGGATCTGATTTTGTTTCTATCGGAGAATCTTCTCAAGTAAATGGTGGTAAGTTAAGTATTGCGACATCTGCTGGTAGTTCTATTTTATCACTTTTAACTAGATCAACAACAGATAGTGATGAACCATTTATAGTTTTACAAAAATCATCAACAGATAGTGGTAACTTTGCAGCAACAGTAGATGGAGAAGCATTAGGTTCAGTTAAATTTAGAGGTGTAAATACTTCTAATGTTTCAGATATTGGCGCTGAAATAAATGTAGTGCAAAACGGAACTTCATCAACTTCTGTACCTACTGATATAAAGATCCGTACCAATGAAGCAGAACGTATGGTTATTAAAAGCACCACTGGTCTAATTAAATACAATGGTGCATTTGTCTATTATTTTAGAGGAAGTGTAAATAACAATGCTTCAGTTTCAATAGATGTACCTGATATAACAAGTGCTGGAGCTACAATGGTTACTGCTTTTTATACACACCATGCTATACAGAATTATGGTGCATCAAGAATATCAGTTCTTGGAATGTATATTGGAGGAGTTGTATCAACTCACGATGTACAAAATATAACTTCATCAGGTGGTGGTTCATGGTCATACAGTTCACCTGGCAATAATGTACTTAGAATAACTAAAAATGCTGGAACATATATAGGTGGTGGACACTATGTTGTCAAAGTTGAAACATTCAATGGTCCTTCATAGGAGTAAAAATGTCAGAAATCGTAATATTTAATAAATCAGATAATTCTTTTTTAATGTCATGTAATGGAGTTCCAAGTGATATTTATAAAGATGAAACAAAATATGTTATTGCAAAAGTTCCTGAAGGTGAGGTTTTTGACTTAGCATATACTTACACTCATAAAGATGGTGTTGCAATCAAAGGTGATCTTGCACCAGTTGATAAAGATGCAGAAAAAAAATTAATAGATGAATGGAAAGCTCAACAGTATCAAAGAGATAGACAAGAAGAATATCCTGATATAGTAGATCAACTTGATGATCTATATCATAATGGTATTGATGGCTGGAAATCTACAATCAAAGCAATTAAAGATAAATATCCAAAGGGTTAACAAATGACAAGAGCAAGAAGTATTGGAGAAATATTAACTGGTGATGTCAACCTAGCTGGTAATGTAACTGCTACCACACAAACAGCTGGTAACAATACTACAAGGCTTGCTACTACAGCATTTGTAACAACAGCAGTTGGTAATGCTGAACCATTCCCATCAGGTACATCAATGTTATTTCAACAAACTTCTGCACCTACTGGTTGGACAAAGCAAACAACTCATAATGATAAAGCATTGAGAATTGTAACTGGTTCTGTTGGAACTGGTGGTAGTGTTGCATTTAGTACTGCTCTAGGATCAGGTGCAACAGTTGCTGGTGGTGCTGTTAGTGGTTCACCTGATGCTAGTAGCTTGAGTGTAAGCATTAGTGGTAATATAGCTAATCATACCTTGACAGTTAACTCTATACCAAGCCACTCACACACTTTGGCATATTATAAAAATCAATCCCCAGGACCAGTTGGTAGTGGTAATGGCCTATATGATAGACCTGGCAGTACAAACCCTGGCAACTATATAAACAATGGTAATAGAGCAACGAGCAATACTGGTAATGGTGGGGCTCACAGTCACAGTCATAATCTTAGTGGTAGCATGAGTGGTAATATCGGTGCTGGTAACTTAGCAGTCGGTGCATCTACTGCTGTAATAAATGTTAATTATGTTGACTTCATCATAGCTAATAAGGATTAATATGAAGTTACAAGTTGAAGAAAATTGTCCACTAAATAATTTTGAAAAATGTAAACAATTTCAATGTGCATGGTTTGTACAAATGAAAGGCACAAATCCAAATGACGGAAAAGAAGTTGATGAATATGCTTGTGCAGTAGCTTGGTTACCAATGTTATTAGTAGAGAATGCAATGCAATCTAGGCAAACTGGTGGTGCTATAGAATCATTCAGAAATGAAATGGTAAAAGCTAACGAGTCAAATCAAAATTTATTAGAGCTTTCTAAGTTTATGGAATTGAAAAATAAAAAGGCTTTATCACAATGAATGATATGACAAAAGTAAAGAATCTCACTTTTATAAGTTCTTATGATAACTTAGCTACAGATGATTATTGCGATAGAATGATTGCTAAATTTGAAGAGATAGCAAGTAATACTTCACTTATGCAAACCAGTGCTTTTTCTGGAACTGAACAGTATGGCGCAAAAGCAAGAAAAGATTTATCAATATACTTCCATGAAGGTCATAATGATGCTCTAGATCTTCATAAAGAAACAAATCAAATATTAGATAAAGGTCTAAAATTATATATGGAAGAATATCCATCATTAGGAACTTGTCATAATTTTTATAGTCATACTGTTAAAGTACAAAAAACACCACCCAAAGGTGGTTTTCACGTATGGCACTGTGAAAGAGGTGCAGCTGATTATAGTGGTAGATGTTTGACGTGGACTATATATTTAAATGATGTTCCTGATGGTGAAGGAGAAACAGCATTTTTAGAATATGGTATTGAAGTAAAACCAAAAAAAGGTAGAGTATGTTTTTTCCCAGCTGAATGGACTCATGCACATAGAGGCAATACAGTTTATACACATAATAAATATATTGCTACTGGCTGGTATTACATAGCACAAGGAGATTGAGCATGGCAGTAATAACTTATATAAAAGAATCTGAATTTGATGGTAAGGCTCAACTTTATGTTGATAATGATTACTTAGAATCATCTACTTTTAGAGTTGATGAAAATATTCATGCTATACAATGGAATGGTAAATCAGGTGAAATAGAATATAATGATGGATCACCTAATAAAATTATAACTGATATTTCATCTTTTGATTTTGAAAAAAAGTTTGCAACGAAAAAACAATCTGTAATAGATGCTGAGGCAAAAGCTGAAGCAGATAGAAAAGCTGCTATGACTTATAAAGATAAAAGAGAAGCAGAATATCCAACCATAGGAGATCAGCTAGATATGATATATCATGCTGGCGAAGGTGGTGATGCTTTCCAAAAAGCAATAAAAGCAGTGAAAGATAAATATCCTAAAGGATAGATATGGAAATAGATGTGCAAGTTATATGGTCAGCAATATTGACATTTGTTATACTCCCATTTGGCTGGGCATTTAACAAAATGTTTGCTGAAGTAAAACGTTTACAAATACTACTCAACAAAACAAGAGAAGAGTACGCATCAAAAGATGATCTGCGTGATACATCTGGTCGTGTAATGGAGGCATTGCATAGACTAGAAGATAAGCTTGATAAGGTTCTGAATGTGAGGTGACACTGTGCTTGAAATGCTAATGATTGCAAATAGTGCCTTCGCTGTCATCAAACAAACACTAGAAAATGGAAAAGATATAGCATCAGCTGGTAATGCAATAAGTCGTTTTGTAGCTGCTGAAGATGAATTACAAAAAGATTTACATAAAAAACGTAATAGTTTATGGACTAATTTGTCAGGTAAAACTGATAATGATCTAGAAGAGTTCATGGCATTAGAACAAATAAGAGTTAAGCATGATAAACTTAGAGAATATATGCAGTTATATGGTAGGGCTGGTTTATGGACAGACTACCAACGCTATTGTTCTGAGGCAAGAAAGGCTAGAAAAGAAGCTGCATTAAAACAAAAAAAGCGACAAGAAGAAATAAAAGATTTGATTCTTAAAATAGTTTTAGGAATACTGATAACTGCTTTGTTAGCTGGTGTTGTAACAGTACTTGCTATCATTGCTAAAAAGAAAGGAATAATATGATACAACTATTAGGTCCGATAGCAAATATTGCTACAACTTGGCTTCAAGGCAAACAAGAGAAAGCCAAAGCCAAACAACAATTAGAAGTTGCAAAAGTACAAGCACAAGTTAAAAGAGTTGAACAAGAAGGTTCATGGGACGAAAAAGCAATGGACGCTTCTGATAACAGCTGGAAAGACGAGGCTTGGACTATTACTTTTATTATATTGATAGTTGCTTGTTTCATACCAGCACTTCAGCCATATATATCAGATGGCTTTAAATTTTTAAGAGAGGATTGCCCTGATTGGCTGAGCTACGGAA